TGAATGGACCCTTCGCGTCCGAGAGCGGTGTCCTCTTCCGTCGGATTCCAGATATCGATCCGCCTTGATAGATATGAGCGCGTGATAGTGTTCGCACCTAGATGAAGAGTATTCGATCCCATGCCGCTTGAGTTGTAGCCAATTGCAACTTCATTCGTAACGCCCGTGCTCGCTGCGCTCGTTCGAGTCAGCGCGCCAATATACATATTGTATGCGCCCAACGAGGTGTTACTGTTCGCGCTGCCAGCGGTAACATTCGCCGCCGCTTGATAGCCAATGGCAATTGTACCGGTTCCCACTGTCATCGCCGGGGCTATATTCGCGCCTAAGAGCACGCACTGTGCAGAGGTTAGCAATTTACCAGACTCGGTACCTCCGACGATCGTGTTGTTATGCGTAGATGAGCCGATACTGTAACCGGCATCTTCACCGATACAGATATTTTGGGAACCTGTGTCTGTGGAAAATCCGGCCTTACGGCCTAGGAAAATATTGTTGGATCCGGTCGTGATACCGCCACCGCTATTTTTCCCAATAGCGACATTCCCGTACGCGGTTGTGGCGCTATCCATCGCGTCCCGGCCAATGGCGATATTGTCAATCGAGTGACTGAGGTTTTCGTCACCGGCTAAAAGCTCCAGAGCACCGGAGCCAATGGCGACATTGTGCGCCACCGCTGTATGTGCAACAGATGAGAGTGTCGTAGCATCACCGATCGCCACATTGGTCACGCCCGAATACGTGCTAATCGTGCCGGTAATTAGCTGGCCGGTGGCCGATACTGTCAGCCTCGTGGTGTCTGCTGTTTTAACCACAACTTCGGACGCGGCTTCTTTTGCATTGATATAGAGTTGATTTTGTCCTGAATCGTAAAAAAGCTGAGCGATCGGAGTATCGTCCGACGTCGACGTGATGAACTCTAGCTTCGAGGCTCCACCCACGAGTTGGAGATCACCACTGGTGTCGATGAAAACTCGATCGGTGCCCCCCGTCCCGAAGGTCACCTTCTCATTCGAGGTATCGACTTTGATGTATTCTTTGGTTCCCTCTTTAACGACCCAAGCACTAGCATCCGCATCTGAAATTAATTGGTCAGAGGTTTGCCCCTCTTCTTTTATATATGTAGCCATATCAGTATACTAATGCCTCCACCTTAACAGTTCCACTACCAGAAGTAGTCGTAATAGTTACCTTTGATTCGGGTAATGGATAGTCAAAATCGACTACCCAGAAATCATCGGCAGATAAAGCTTTAGATGCTAATTCTCTAGCTACATCATCAGTATCTACATACCAAATTTTTATGGTAGTACTACCAACAGAACTATGTATATAAAACGTACATCCTCTATTATAGTGAGCAGGGTCACTATATATCTCAGTTAAAATATTTGCATTAGTAACTGATCCCGTAATTGTATATGTAGCAACGAGGCCACCTGATCTAGCCATCCTCTATCCTCTTAGTTAATTTCTGCAAAATAGGGCTAACAATCTCAATAGCTTGAAAAGTTAGATACCCCCTATTTAACATACCGTTCATAATAGTTAAAAACTCGTCTAATTGATCTTCTGATAACTCTACTTTTTCTTTAGATAAAGCAGCTACTACAGAAGCCCTAATAATTGCCGTATCCCAATTATCCGAAGCTCTGCCACCTTCTTTAAAAATACCTACCAACACTTCTCTCTGATCATTACTAACATCTAAAGTTGTCTTACCTGACATTATAAACCCCTAGTTTTGTTTAAGTTATACTTCCCCCCAATTATATTAACACAAAATGAAAAGGAGAGCCAGGGAGAGTAACCGGGGGTCAGAACCTCCCCCTGGCTGGCCCCGAAGGGCCGATTTTATCCTATTCTAATATAGCTTCCTCCCGCAAAAGAACGTTTCATCTGGACCTTCTTCTACCGTAACGGCAGATCCTGAAGGATCCCAATCGCCTAATACGGCAACTGTTATTACATCTCCCGCTAAAAGATACATCGGCCCAGAATTTACATGAAACACAAGTCTATTAGCCTCAACAAATCTTGCATATTGATAACATATATTATCACTAAAACCGGTACCGTTTCTAAGTAACACAATATAACTAGAATTAGCGTCAGTTAAATTAGAGCCGGAAGATTTTACTGCTTGTACAGCGGCTGTAAATTCGTAAACACCATCAGAGGGTACAGTATATTTTGTACCCCCCGCAGTTGTAGTATATGTGTCAGCACTATCAAAAGCAGAAAATTGGGTACTAATCGTAGAAGTATCTTCAAAATGTATTTGTTCTAAATTATGATAGCTTAAAACATTAGTACCACCTTCAACAATCTGAGTTTGAGGGCTGCCGCCTCCAGTGATTTGTGCTCTAAAAGCAGGCTCAATTCTTTCTACTACAAAATTATCTAAGTAAAGATTTTCTCCAGCGTTAGAATTACTTTTTATAACCTGTAATTGTACATACCTTTCATAGTCTTGTATTTTGGGGTAAATAAATGTCGTCATATCTTGAAATATGCCGGTGGAGGTTAGTTTATCGGAGCCAGCATATTTTAATGTATATGTAGTTACGGCTGTTGTTTTATCAGATTTATAAGTTATAAGTTGTGCAGTATAAAAAGTATCTGCGTGTTGCCTTTGTACAGTAACACTAGCTCGATAAGGTTTATTACCTTCGATAGGAAAAAAATCTGATTTTAAAGTACAATCACCTACAAATTCTACCGAATATTTATTCGACGCAGCGTAGTTGTCGCCTATCCCTGGGGCTTTTTGTTTAGCATCCGTACCCCAAGTTCCTGCTGTCATCTTCCATTTCTGCGGGGGGTTACCAACATTAAACCAAGAGGAGAAGAAAGGATTATGGGGGCCAGTAGCTTGGGCCATTTCTAAGTCAGGAAATAGGTTAGCAGGGGCTGTACCACCAGTATGGGTATAAGTTACTACATCGCTACCACCTAATCTCTGATGTACATCCTTATCAAGTCTCATCCACCGTCGCGTTTCGGGGTCATACTCTTCTTCATGGATATGTATTTCTTTAAATATAAAACATTTAAAGAAATAAGTTTCTCCTATAATCAAATTATCAACTTGTTTTGTATGGCCGGGGTTTCCAGAAATATCTAAAAAAGTGGCAATAGTGCTTGTAGTATTATCTCTACTATTTCCAAATAGTGTCTTATCTAATATACCATTATTTATTTTATTAATACCGGCTGCAAAAGTAGTGGCGTTTGCATATCCAGCACTACCACTAGAGTCTTTTATAGCCATATGCCACTCTATTCCCGACCAATCGGGTATTGGATCATATGAGTTTGGGCTATCTGTTTCTAGCTGACCAGAAGACCACCATGAGGGCCAATCGCCGTTAGCTGTAAACCTTAAATCTATATCATCAGCATCAAAATTTACTGCTACATGCTTACCATTACGAACAAGCCAGGAATTTAACCCTCCGGCAGGTAGCCCTCTAACAACTAATGTGGTTGAAGCTTGCCCACCAATCTCAATTTTATGGGAGGCTGAATACACCCCCAAATTTTGGTCAGAACTATAATGAACATTATTAGCTGTAAACCTATAAAAATCTCCGGCCTCTACAGGCCAAAAATACGGCATATCTATAGATTTAATAACTTCTGGATCTTTTAAATCTCTTAATGCTAATTGAGCTAATCGTTTAGCTTCTGCTAACGTCGATATAAGTTTAAAATTATCGGTTCCTAAAACTAATCTTCTTCTTCCATATTTACTTATGGAATCAGTATCTCTAGTAACATCATCAATATCCATTGCATACTTAACACCTTCAGAATCCCCTGAAGGTGTGTATGCAACTATGACATCGTTACGTACTCTAGATAAACTAACACTTATATCAGATATAGTGTAATATTGGCTTGGAGTAAAAGTATGATCAACTACAGGATTACTGTCTGAATCTTCACCGGGATCCCTGTCGGCTATATCTATAACTAGCTTAAAAGAAGTGTGCTTCATAGTAAGCCCAGCTTTCCAAAGAGCGCTTGGAGCAGCGTGAGCCATTGTTATTTCTGTGTTACCGCTGATTGCTGTTACATATGTATAATGGGATATAACACCATCTGTGATAGTTATACCGTCCCCTACATTAAACCTTCCATCAAAATCTGCGGATGCGGCTGCTGCTGTTAGAGTAGTTTGAGAGCCTACAGCTACTGTACCGGTAGAGGGTGTTGTGCTTTCTTGCCACTTATAACGAAGATCCCAGCCTATGGCCTCTGCCATATCAGAAACAAATTGCCAAGCTAGAGCTTCCTCATTCTCTGATACTATCCCTTTTGGTATAACTCCCGGTCGTTCATCTTTTATAAGATTTATATCGCCGGTAACTGTAGTAATAGTATCTTCTACTATAATTTCTTCATCATCCGATATAGAAGTTATAAAAGTATCAAAAGTTGAAGCATCGCCTGTATCAACAAGCCGTATTTGATGCCCCATAGAAAGATCTTTTGTAAATGTAGTGTCTACTCCAGCTTTAGCGGATATAGTTTTACTAGAAAAAGTACATACCGCTGCTGCTCCCGCTGTATCTAAAATACTAACGCCAGTATTTACTGTAGTTTGTCCAGCAGCTACCCTGGGTTTAACTAATCCATATCCGTTGGGGCTATATAATATATGAGAAGAACCTACAACTCTTTCAACACAGTGTGGAAAGTCTAACATTTCCTGTAAAACTACATCCCAGGCTTTTGTTCCCCCCGCAGAGTTTCCTGTAGTAGTTAAAGCTTCAGTATCGTCTTTAATAAGCCACGTATCTTGTAATAGGCTACTTAGATCTCTAGCTTTTATAGATATTAAATCTTCTCCCCAATCTATTTCATCTATAAATCCCCTAAATACTTCTACATAATCACTATGAGTTGGTACCGCATCTATAGGTATAGTTGCAGTTTCAATCGTAATCATTTTAGTTATATCAATAACAACAAGAGTTTCTGAAGTTTTTTGGTTTAATACAGACCCTGTAATTAATGGAACAAGTGTTTCATCGTATTGTTGTCGTATAAGTTTAATTTCAGCATCAGAAGTAGTTGTGTCTATTTCTGTATTATAAGTTACAGAAGAAACCCAATTTTTTTCTTTATAGTCTGATAGATCTATCCAATCTCGACTATAGTCATCAGATCTGTCAACCATTACTCGCACGTATACTGCTCTGGTTGGTAAACCTAAAATTTCACTTTGGCTGGTTGTTAATACTCTCATTATACTTCGGTTATATTAAAGCTAAGTATAAACCTTGATCCAATTTGTGCTGTCTTAGCTTCTATTTTTCCTATAACTTTAACTTTAGTTTCTGGTATACAGTCTCCAGATAACCATAAATTTGGCAAATCAGTCGGGGAAAAATTATTGGTATCGCCCCAAGAATACCAGCCGGAAATAACATCTGATGTTGCAGCATAAGGCACAACTAAAAAATTATCTAGTCTACCATTAAAGTATCTATAATCGTCTCCACTACCCGAATCATCAGAGCTACCTATACTAAAATTATACCAGTTTTCTGGCGTGGGTAAATTAACAGTAGTAGCTGACCCTATTGAAACCCCATCAAGATATGCTTGTTTATTATACTCTCCTGCCCCTAAATTTTTTCTTAAAACGAATGTCCACATATGAAGGTTTCCATCAAAAGTATTTGATGTAAGATCCATAGTATGTTCTGTTGTAGTCCCTGTAATACTTGTTGTCCATTTAAAATTATTAGCTCCACTTCCTACTAATATATAAGAAGTACCCACAACATTACTTGCATGATATTCGTGCCCTATAAAAGCAGCTTCTAAATTACTACTAGCTGCGCCAGAAGCCCTATTAGTCCAAAAATTAATCGTCATATCTAACCAACCAGAAAACATTCCAGCGGTATATCTAGTACTAGTGCTAGTAGATGTTATTAAAGATTTATCCCCAAATAGTGGGGAACTTGCTGAAACACTTGCTGGAGCTGAACTAGTATCAACTAAACCTTTACTACTAGATGTATCTGAATCGAAGGACCAAAAATCTCCTGTACCGTTAATGACCCCCTCAAAGGCTAGAGCTTCCATTTCTGTTAGGGGCGTTGTTTCAAATGTCCAGTTTCTTTTCCTTTTTTGTATATTTGAATATGGCTGCCCGCTAAAACCTCTACCCCTTGTTCCTATATCATTATAGGCAAGGGTAGGGCTTTCTATTGCTACAGGTATCGTAATACCATTTAATGTTAGATAGGCCATATTTATTCATATATAGTAAAAGATATTTGCCTTAGCGGGCCATCCCCCGACTTAACAAAAGTAATATCTTCGATAGAACCTTCAAATTCAGAGCTAACTATATCGTCTGGTATAATATCTCCATCAACATAGAACTTCGGTAAGGGGCACATATCTTTACTGTGAGTATCCCCCAACCCATACCAAGCGGAGATTAAATCACTGCTAGCGGCATACGGTACAACTAATACATCATCAATCCTACCAGAGAAATTTTTAGTCGCTGCATTAGTTCCTATAGACATTTCAGTTATAAGAGAAAAATCAGGAACATATCTCCCTAAAAGAATACTTGCCGCACTAATTGATGCATACGATATTCTAACTCCGTCTATCCAAACTTCTTTGTTATATTCCCCTGCTGCCGGGTTTTTTCTTAATACACAAGTAATCATATTAAAATTATCTATACCGGTAAAATCATGTGCTGATGGGCCAAGGGTGCTAGTATACCCCCCACCCTTTGTTACAAAATCTATATTCTCTGAGGACCCCCGTACAAAAATAGTATATAAATTATTCGCCCCCGAATCTTCTAAAGCAAATAAATATTCGGCAGTAGTTACATTACCATCTGCCTTTGATGCCCAGAGATTCACAGTAAGATCATTAGCCCCCAAGAACGCAGTTGATGGGTATGTAAGAGTAGTACTAGCGTTTAATGCGCCGCTACTCCCTGGAGAAGTATTAGTTGTATCTTGTAAAATAGCAGAATTAGCTGAAGTAGCCCCATATCCTTTACTACTATAAAGAAAAGCTTTGTGATGATAAGCTGTTCCCGCACTAATAGTACTATCTTCATCAAAAGACCAGTATTGCCCTTCCCCTAAAATAATATTCTCAACTATTTTTGCATCTGTTTCAGATAGGGGTGCGGTAGTCATAGATATTTCGCGTTTATTATTTAACCTACAAGTTAGTGGAGTTCCATCAAAAGCTGTTTCTCTACTAGAAGTTTCTACAAAATTATAGGTAACAGAATTTGCCATAAGGGGGACTGTAAAGTTATTTAGTTTAATAAAAGCCATTATTTATTTCCATATGACCCGGCCCTAGAAAACGGTAACCCTTTAGCTCTTACAGAATTCCATTCTTTTATCTTAGTAAGCTTACGCATAAAATCTTTTGCGTCAGCAACCTCAACTGTCATATGGTTAATAGTTATTCCTCCCTTTCCTCCTTTTGCTACCTCTTCTCTAGACATTACATATTCTCCAGCAGTCAGCATAGCTGGAACTCGATCTACCCCCGCAGGGCCGTGGACAAATCCTCCGTGTTGAAACCTACGAGCACCTCTACCACTCTTTGATGCCCCAACCCCGCATACGCCCCCAGCGGGTTCTCCGGCTCCTGCCGCGCCTTGGCCACCTTGCCCGCTTAAGCGATTGTGTAGTGCTTGAAAT